AATACGGTTCTGGATATTTTGCTTAATCGCGTCTCCGAGCTTCTTGATAGATTCGACCGGGTTCGAAAATGCGTCAATGACTGCACCCGCAAAAGGTTCGATACGTTGAACGAGAATATTAAAGGCAGCACCCACAGCGGAAACAACCACCTCGAATGCTTCCGCAATCTTCTTGTTTTCGGCCATCTTTGCGGCAAGCCCCGCGAGAATAGCCACAAGCGCACCAATTCCCGTAGCTGCGATAGCAGCCCCCAAAGCCTTAAAACCAGAAGCCCCAAGGCGACCCGCCGCGCGTAGTCCCTTCCCTACCTTGCTCGTTTTCTTCGCGCTGTCATCGAGTTTCTTATCTACCTCTGATAAACCCGAAACAATTTCATCGAGAGACTTGGTTACTTCGCCCGTATCCGTCCGGTACGTTAAGAGTATATCTTGAGAATTAGCCATTTACCGAGGGTGTATAAAACGAATGCGAACGAACAGAGATAAACAGAAGCGAGAACCCAATCCAAGACCTTGAACCAAAGAGGGACGGTTACCTTCTCGCCCTTGCTCTGGAGGAGTTGAATCGCTTCCCCTATATAACGATGGTTGTCGAGATTCCTCATTGCTGTGATTGTTGCCAACATTCCGAAACCTGAACTCCGCCGTTTTGAGACACGAAACGATAGCCGTACCGCTCGCAGCAACTTTGAGGGACGGATGTTGAAGTCGTGCCGGCTGCGTTTTGAAAAGTCAATTGTCCGAACTTATCGACCGAATACGGAAGCCACGCACAATCCCGAATATCTCCCAACACCTTCACGAGTTCGATTTGGGTAAGCCCTTCCGAAGTCGCATCGAAATTGATTGATATGATTCTCCAATAAGTATCCTTGATATAGATCTTGTCCGCAAATTCGAAGTTCGCTATATCGGTTCGTGTGAGCCGGAAGTATGCGGTCATTTTACGAGCGTCCGAAGAATAGAGTTCATTTACCCACGGCCTCCAGTATTGATAATAAAGCGTATTCAAGGGGCTCACGAGCAAATCGCGAAAGGGTCGCTCCGTTCCATACAAAAGAACCGAGTCATTTGTATCAATAGATAACCAATCCTCCGAATATTCGCTCCAATCGGGGAACTTCGTTCGAGCCGTCCCGAAGTAGATATATGAATCGGAATTGTTGTATCCGTTCCAATATGCGAGGCGAGGCTTCGGGTCTTTAATGGATTTATCTTCGTCGCTTGTATCGAGCAACATCCTATGGATAATGAAATCTGTATTCGGGATGTACGAAGTAACGAACGGGGCGAAAGGTGAAGTAATGGTCTTCTCTCCCGAAGCGAAATCGTTCTCGGGATCGTCTACGCGGTATCTGCCATATACCCGCCCCGCGTTCTTTTGAACGAGTTCATTAACGAAGTCTTTTCCTTCGCTCATAGTCCACTCGTACCGCCGTGCCTGAAGGTCGGTCGTTGGTTCGATTTTTATGTCTTTCGAGAGGTCTATTTTATTCGTCCAATCCTTTGCCGTTCCAGTCAAGAGATAATCGGTAAACGGTTCTATATAAAGGTGCTTTGGATTGTTTTTATCTGGAATGAATACGAGGTTAAACGTCTTTTGAAGTCCTGCTATGAATTCGATTTGCTTCATAACCGGCATATTTGAACCGGGAGAATACGCGGCGGCTTGCCCAAAGTTGATATTCGTAAGGCGGAAGGTCGTTGTCGGGCTGTTGAGATTTCCGTTACCCTCAAGAATTGCGGTATCGCTTGAGGTGTGAAAATGGTATTTTACTTCTACGGTATCGCCCGATTCGAGGGGGAGGTCGGTAATCGTTAGTTCATACGTTGAATCCGTGGTGAGATCGGCTGGTTCTCCCTGTAATATGTCTTGATATTCTACCCCATCCACCCACACGGCGATGTGAAGCTCGTGATTTGAGGGTAGGGTATCGAGTTTGACTTTGAAATCGAAAGAATACGCCCCGGTATATGGAGCGGTAAATACGCCCGAGGTAATGTTATTCCCCGTGTCGAAATAACTTCCGGTTTCTGCCCATGTCGTTATGGTTTGCCACGCCGTACCGGTAACCGTAAGGTTTGAAGTTAATCCTACGTGAAAGAGGTTATCTTGTTCGGCTGTCTGTTCAAACGTCGGGAATTTGCCCCCTTTGTGGCAGAGCATATATAAATCCGTTTGACGGTCTAAAAAGGAAGAATCAAACGTATATCCAGCTTCGGCGAGAATGGTTGTTACCATCTCTTTAATGCGAAGAAACCCGCTTGTATGCCCCGCCGTAAGTGCCGTATTGAATTCGAAAGACGCTCCACTATCAAACGACCAATTTTGCCCGAGGTCTACGAATCCAAATCGAAGGGCTTCGTTTGAACTATTCCAATTCGTTATAAGGTTGGCAACCGACCACGTGAAATTGTACGCGCTCCAATCCACGTCCGAAAGCATAGCGTCGCCTATATCCCTCGAGAGGTTCGCCGTCTCTCCGAAGAAGACGAGTTCCACGTCTGCGTATTTCCCTTTTTGAACGTATATCGCTTTCACCTGAACGAAGCCCCGCATGAGTGGGATCGTGTTGTAAGTGAGTTCCGCTTCGGCTTTCGTCTTTGGATTCCATGTCGGGATAAGTCCGAACTCATTCACCGCCCCGAAATAGTCTTGGTTCTGTTTCGTAAGGGGTACGCGGAAGGTCTGCGAGAAATTCGAAGAAGCGGCATTGATCTCCTGAAGGTTCGAAAACTGATAAGAGAGATTAACCGGCTCGTTCTGGTAAAGCTCGATTTCATTCCCTTCGATCGTGAGTCTTAGCATCGGATGATTTGAGCGAGTTCAACATTAAACGAGGTGACGAATACCTTCGAGACGGTTTCTTCTTCGATTTGCATCGAGTTGGTCTGAATCGTTACCGGCAACCAAGTACCTCCGATTTTTGCCATTACGTTCTTACTTCTCATGCAGTATTGAAAGAGCGTGAGTTCCTCAATCGTAAGAAGGCCGTTGAGCTGGTATTGTTCTTTCGCTTCGAGTTGATACGGCTTGATTTCGCGGTCGTTGCTCGCGAAGGTGTATTCGTCCGTATTGTATGTACCCAAAATCTTTCGATACGTCTTCTCTTCGCGCGTGAGCGTCTTTTGCTTCTTGCCGTTAAATTTGAGGTAATCCCACCCCCCTACGGTATTCGCCCACGCGATTCGGACGACTTCATTTTTATACCCCGTGCATTTGTTGTAGATGCGGAGTCTGTTTGCTTTCTCTACTCCCGTAGCGGTAGGTCGAACCTCATAAAACCCCCATCCTCCGGAAACCGCTTCGAGAGCAGTCTTTAAAGCCGTAATCGAAGAGGGGTAGCAATACGCATAAGTAAGCGAACCCGGTACGTATGTCGCCTGCGTAAAGTTCGAATTCGCTTGATACGTGCCGTTATTAGAGTCGATAACGTAATCCGTAAACGTGCCTTGAATGATTCCGGCGTTATTGTAGATGTAAATCCGTATGGTATTTACGAGGCTTCCGGTATCGTCGGTATTTATGAATGCTACAACTCCATCATCGTCTATATCGGCGTATAGGGTAATGATGTTGTTCTCTGGTACGCGATCGGTGAGCCAAAATTTTCGGGTCGTCCCCGTTCCGTAATATGCAGCGAAACTCGGGAGGTATCCGTCCCTCACTTGAAAATGCCCGTCAATGAGCCAAATATTTAGGCTGTCTTGATCCAGAGATTCCGTGCTTCCGTTCCATTCCCCAACCCTCACGGTGTAGAGTTTAACACCCTTCTCCGCCTTGGTAAAGAATTTGTTATTGAGTGAATGAATCGTCGAACTCAACCCATACTTCTTGGAGTCTACTTCAACCCTTCCCCTTACGACTTCGGAGAGGTCAAAATGAGCGTATTCTTCCGGGTTGGGCGTGAGGTAGAGTTTCGCGATTTCGACTCCGTTCTCCTCTACTTGGATGATGAAACGAAACGCAGCGGGAAGGGGGGAAGTCTGCGAAGCCATCGTATATACCAAAGGCTGCCCCGCTGGTAGCCATGTCTCGTCAGGCGAATAAGTGAAAGAAGCCATTTATTTAACGGTTATATTTCCGAGTTTCAACTTGAATTTGTCCTTTATATCCTCCGCTACGGCTTCCCCGAGTTTCTTGTCGAAGCGTTTTGAGACGGCGGTAAAGGCTTTCTCATAGAACCGAAGTCCGACGATTCCCTTACGTTTCACCGAGCGGGCTATCAAGAACGCGAGAGAGTTCATGTTGCTCTCTGTCTGTTTCTTGAATTTCCCTTTCTCGTCCCGTAGGCGAATCCCTTTCGCTTTGATCCACGGAATGAAGACCGAAGAAGGGGGTTGTTTGCGGAAGTTGAAGAAGGGGCTTTTCTGGTTCTTCTGAGTGCCATTGACGCCCCAATGAAGGAAAGGGGCGTGCTTCGCTTTAGAGCCGAACGTTACCTCTCGAATCTCGTTTCCACGAACGCGAATCTTGTAATTAAGGGAGCGTTTGAGTTCTCCCGTAGCTACTCCGTAATTTTTATTCTTGCCGATCCTTCGCCCGCCGATATGCCTTCGGGCTGATTTGACTACCTCTTCTGCAAAGAGTAGAATTACGTCGTTGAGGTTCTTCATATCCCCGCACGTTCAGCGGCTCGGGTGCAGTGATTCTCTTCGATGCTGTCGAGGATACCCGCGAGCCAGATACCCACCTTTGAAAGGGTCTTCTCCCGAAGGTTAGCCCCCAAGACGGCGGAAACGGAATGCGCGCCAAAGGGAATGCCCCCTCGCTTCGTTAGAGACCCCGTAAGGAACTTTGAAGCCATAACGGATACTACCTTACTCAAAGAGTGAAAGAAGCCGTATATGAGCCTCCAAATGGCTATGAACATATCTTCCGCACATTCGAAGAACGTAATCATAACGGAGAAGAATATCCCGATCGGGATAGCTACCAAGGCAAGCAAGAAAAGGAAGAGGACTTTGAGGGCGATCATAGGGAGAGGTATTGAAGGAGGTCGAGGATCGTGATAAACCCGTCTACGTTGAGGTCATAAACGGGGTTGTACGGCGGGGGAGTCCCGTTGAAGTATTGGAGGATTCCTAAAAGGG